AGCGTGTTGAAGGCAATGAGAAAGTTGCTTATGCAGCTCTAGCAGATTCGGTTAAAAAAGGCGAACGCTCTAACTTCAAGATTTTAACCGCAAATTACACAGCCGCTTTCAAAGCTTTGGTGGATGCCAGAATTTTATATCAGCAGGCTCAAATCAGGGAAGGAAAGTTGGTTCGGTTCGACCAAGCGATGGAGCGGTTTAATCGAATCCTGCAAGGCATCAGAACAATGGCTGACACCATGCCTAAAGCATTAGCCGCGCGCTGTAATCCAACGGATCCTGAATTAGCCATGAACGCCATTGCCGATTACATGGACAACCAATTCTTAAAAGCCATTTACCAACCGAGTTTATGAAATATCCCTCTCTTAAGCGGATGAAATTATCGGAGCTAGCTCCAGCTGATTATAATCCTAGAACCATATCTACAGATTCTTTAGGTAGGCTTACTAAATCATTAAGCGAACTAGGCAACCTGCAACCGATTACTTTTAACGTCAGAACCGGCCATATCGTTGGCGGCCATCAAAGACTCAAATGTTTAAAAGCTTTAGGCCACGAAGAGACTGAAGTTTGGTGCGTTGAATTAAATGAGGTTCAAGAAAAAGCAGCAAACATTGCTTTAAACAAACTCAGCGGTGATTTTGATATGCCAGCTTTGAAGGATTTATTAAGTGAACTTGATGCGAGTGAAATTGATTTAGATATTACAGGTTTTAGCGATGAAGAATTGCAAGACCTTTTAGGTGATAATTCATTAGAACCAATCGATGACGATGCCGTTATTCCAATTGATTCGGTCAAAGTCATAACCCAAAAAGGTGATCTTTTCGAGTTAGTTAGTAGCGACGGAAAAAGAAAACATCGACTGCTTTGTGGTGATTCAACTCTAAGTGAAAATATTTCTAAAGTTCTCAATCAACAAACACCACATCTGATGGTCACAGACCCGCCTTACGGCGTTGAATACGATCCTTCTTGGCGAGAAGGTTTTGACTTAGGAGTGGGTAAAAGAAGCAAAGGCAAAGTCCAAAACGATGACAGGTTTGATTGGACTGAAGTTTATCAAGCTTGGCTTTGCGAAGTGGCTTACATTTGGCATGGAGCCAAATCTTCGTATGAAGTTGCGCAAAATTTAAAAGATTCAGGCTTTGAAATCGTTTCCCAGATCATTTGGGCCAAACAACACTTTGTTTTATCTCGCGGAAACTATCACTGGCAACATGAGCCATGTTGGTATGCGGTAAAGAAAGGGAAAAACCATCATTGGCAAGGCGCGCGTGATCAATCCACATTATGGGAAATTCTTAATAATAACCATTTCGGCAATGCTAAGGCTGAGGAAACCTGGGGACATGGCACTCAAAAACCTCTTGAGTGCATGCAACGACCAATTAGGAATAACTCTAAAGAAGGCGATGTTGTTTGTGATCCGTTTTTAGGATCTGGAACTACCTTAATCGCTGCCGAACAAATAGGACGTGTCTGCTATGGCATGGAGCTTAGCGAAGTCTACTGCGACGTGATCGTTAAAAGGTTTTTAAAGACGTTTCCAAACACAAAAGTCTTAAGAAATGGAAAAGATTGCACTGATTTATTTAGTCAATGAATCCTCATTTACTTGAAGAAATTGAGGTTAAATGTCGCGAAATATTTAAGCCAAGACCAAAGCAGACAGTCGTTGAGTGGGCAGAAACTAATTTAAATTTAAGAGAAGGCAGGACTGAGGTTCCTGGCCCTTATTCCACTTCACTGACTCCCTATGTTCGTGAACCACTCAATGATTTTGCTGAAAATTCAGTTACTGATTTAGTTTTTTGTTTTGGGACACAAACTGCCAAGACAACTATTATTATGGTTGGTGTTTCCTATCGCATTGACCTTAATCCATCGCCGATTGTTTGGGTTTTGCCCAATGAAACGTTAGCCAGATCATTCTCAGAAACTCGGTGGCAACCGCTGGTGGATGATTCTCCCGCTTTGGTTAGGCATAAACCCAGTGACCTGGATAAATACAAAATTTTAGAAATGCAGTTTGATCGGTGTCCCATGACGTTTGTGGGATCTAACTCGCCATCCAATCTCGCTTCTCGCCCTGCAGGAATCTTAGTTTGTGATGAAACCGATAAATTTGCTCAAGCTACCGCTAAAGAAGCCAGCGCTCTCGCTTTGGCCGAAAATAGAACTAAAGCATTCGCTAACGCTTTACGCATTAAAACTTCAACCCCAACCACTGAATTTGGGGAAATTTGGCAAGAATTCTTAAAAGGCGATCAACGCTATTATTATGTTCCTTGCCCTCATTGTGACCATAAACAGACGCTAGTCTGGGAACAGGTTAAATGGGATCAGAACGCTAAAAACGAAAATGGCAAATGGGACAGTGATAAAGTTAAAAGAAGCGCTTATTACGAATGTATTTCGTGCAAAGATAAAATTTTAGATGCCCATAAAACAATCATGATCCGTAAAGGACAGTGGCAACCCTCAAACTTATTAGCCGAGAAGGGGAGAAGAAGTTATCATTTAAATTCACTTTATGCTCCTTGGGCGAGTTGCACCTTTGGTTCTTTAGCCGTCAAATTCCTTCAAGACAAAGAAACAATTAACGGACTACAAGATTTCATTAATTCTACTTTAGCTTTGCCTTGGAAAGAAAAGCAAGAAGAGCTAACTGAACTCCCAGTTTTTGATTACAGGCTAGGTGACCTGTGGGAGCAAGAACACAAACGCATTATGACAATTGACGCTCAAAGAGATCATTACTGGATTGTGATTCGTGCTTGGTCAAAAATTGGTGTTAGCCGACTTATCTGGTCTGGCAAAGCGATTACAATCGAAGATGTTTACGATATTCAGTTAAAGAACGGAGTTAAGCCAGGTTATGTTGGGATTGATTCCGGAGATAGAGCTAATGAAATTTATACCTATTGCGTTCGTTTTAATTGGTTAGCTCTAAAAGGCGATGATCAAAAGTCTTTCGCTCACATCCAACCTAACGGCCCGCCTATTTATAAAGCTTATTCAACAGAAACTTATCAAGACACAGCCGTAGGAACCAGAGAACAAAACCGTATCACAGCGCGAGCCATGTTAGTGCGCTGGAGCAATCCCACTATTAAAGATTTGCTTTATCAACTTCAAAAACATCCTGAAGGACTGTGGACAGTTTCTATCGATCACAGTGAAGATTATAAACTGCAAATGGCAGCCGTGGTAAAACGAGAATTTCGAAGACCCACTGACGGAAAGATTATTTTCAAATGGATTACCTGGGATCGAAAAAATGGCGAACACTTGCATGACTGTGAATGCATGAATTTAGTTTGTGCTTTGAAGCTTGGCTTAATTAAATTTACTATCCCAGGTCAAAAATTTCAGCAGGAAGATGAAGCCCAATGAAGAAATTGTTCACGATCATTATCCACGCCCTTCTTCCAAAGCGTTTTCATTTTGCCTAGCCAAGTTTGTAGTATTGGCTTTTGCTCAAGGCTTAAAGTGGGTTCTTCCGTTAACCCACAAGCGATAAAAGCCTGTTTTCTTTTGATCGGATCATTAACGATCAATTCAATATCAGTAATTTTAGCTAACTTCATCATTCGTTGCGCGTGACGAATATGAAAGTGTTCACGTTGAAAATGTTTTTCAAAAAAACCTTCCCATTGGCCGTGTGCAACTTCTTCTTTGGCTTTGTTTAAGAGCGATCCAATTTCCCACGCTTTAGTGATAGCAGAATTGGTAAATGACATGGCTTGAGCGCCAATGCCATTAAATTCGGCTAGCAAACGCTCGAAGGTGTTAAGGTAAGAGCTGAGATTTGATTTTTGAGATGAGCAAATAACGAGGGTGTTTTCTGGCATATTTCTTTCCTTGTTTTATGTCCAACTTTTGCGCTGATCCGGTAGGATTCAACGGCCTTTTTAGATTTCATTCCGCGAGAGGGAATTAAATCCAAATCGTCTTTGATAAGAATAATTCTTTTTGAAATAGCTGCTCGTGATAGTCCGAACATCGTTCCTATTTCAGTTTCAGATAAAGGAGTTCTGCCGATGGCAAATAAAATGCAATAAGCTTGTAGAGCGGTTTCTCTTGTCTTTGATTTGCTTAAAGTTTGAAGCAAAGCAATCGCCGCATCGGCTCCACCACTATATTTAGGATTAGTTTCATAAGATTGAAACTCTTTCCAAAATTCACGGAATAGGGTCACACAAATAACATCAAGCTCAATTGGAGTTTTGAGCCGACGCATGCATTCCCTAAAAATATCTTCCGGATCATCCTGATATTCTTGGGGTAAATAAGAAGCAGAATTATAAGTTGCGGGGTCGTTAGCCATTTTCATTTATAACATATCAATATATCATGATAAATAGATATTTGTCAAGAAAATTAAAAACGACATTCCTGTCGTTTTTTAAAAAAAGTCATTTTTGTCACTTCCATTCAGTTTGACACCTGCTGTCAACTGTAATGCCTGGGATTATCTTTTATCTTGCGACCAAAACTCTCATAGAGCTTCTGGAGCTATTAAAGGATCAAACGCCTAAAGCGTGGAAAGGCCGAATTACGAGCTTATCGGCTAGTGGCGCTGCTTTAGCCAAGGAGTATGGGTTATCCATTCAAGAGTTAGCCACCCTTATTTGGAAGGTTTACAAATATAAAAAAGATAATCCTGACGCAAATCCCGAAGACATCGCGGACGCACTATCAGTAAGCGCGACGGTGGCTAATTTCCAGAACAATTGCCTATGAATTTATTCAAAGGTTTTGTCAATTTTCTCTATGACGCGGTGCATAGAAGCTTCACTCGCCGTGCAATACCACGAGTGGCAACTGATAGTAAAAGAACATTAAACA